GCTCTCGCCTATCTTCTGGCCCTGCTCATTGAGTGGCGCAAGCTGTTCTTTTGTGCGCTGCGTCACATCCTGATATTGCTGTGAGAGTTGAGCTCCAGTATCAGGGGGCGGCGCCGTAATGTTTACAGGCGCCGTGGTTGGGGCGGTGGCGACTTGTTCCATTTACTTTGCCGAGGTCGTGGCCGCTGTTGGCTTGCCGGCACTGGTACCAGCGAGTACCCCTGCGCCCAAAGCGAAGCGCCCAAGCGCCTGTTGGAGTGCCTGATCCTGCCCGAGTTGGTACTGAGCAACGGTCGCAAGCGGTCCCTGGGCTGCTCCAAGAGCAGTAAGACCGCTTTGAAGGGTGCTTTGAATAAGCTGGTCCTTCATCCCCACAGCCGTCTGGTCGATTTGTGCCTCGGCCTGACGCTCTGCAGTGGAGTCCTGCTGGCCTATGCTGGCAAAGTATTGCCTGACCTGATTCTTGGCCTGCTGGACGTATTGATCGAGGCTCGCTTGTTGTGGGCCGGTCAGCTTTCCAGAACGCGCTGCATTGATGTATTCATTCGAGAGGCTGGCCGCATTCTCTCCAAGGCCTGTGAGAGTTGCCTGCCCAGGCATCTGCTCGTTAGATTTACCGGCAGACATGGCAAGTCCTGCTGCACCAAGTCCGAGGGACAGGGCGTTGTTCTTGAACTGGCTGATGATGCTATCAACGAAGGGCACCCGCTCCCGTCGTTCCTGCGGCTCCTGTGGGCGTTGTGGAGGCTATGGACGGAACGCCTGCATTGGTAACGGCCGGAGCTCCCCCAGCTGAGCCTGCAGCCCCTGCGCCGGTGATAGCACCTGCCAGCCCGAGGTCTTTTGCTGTGATAGTAGCAGCAGGATTAAGGGCTGCGCCTTGATAGGCTGCAATATCGCCTGCTGAGAGAGGAACGTTGTATCCGATTGACCCAGGAATAGCTCCTTCCACACCAGAAATTGCACCTCCTGCCCCGGCACCCGCTCCAGCATAGTTCGCAGCCAATCCGCTGCCGATTCCCCAATCAGTACCGCCACTAGCAAGAGCCGGCAACCCGATAGCGACTGCGGAAGGAAGCGCGAGTGCAGTCAGGAAGGCACCCAATCCATTGTCGTTGCGCGTTGCAAAGTCGGCAGTCTGGATATCCTTTACCTGCTTTTGCATCTCAGGCGATAAGGTTGCGAACTGAGGGTGAGTGCTAACGTCCTCCGAGTGAGGGGTACCCTGTGCCCCCTCAAATATCGATTGAGACAATGCTTTGTAAGCCTGAGAGGGATCAGTAAACCCGCCAGACTGAACGCTCTGATTGGCATCAGGAGTCCACCTCGCACCACCACCACCTACATCCCATGTCAGTGCCATGTTCGTTGCTCCTATATGTGAGCGCTTACTAACATAATCATAGACCTAATGCACCGCGAATGTCAGCATGTATCTGAGCGTGCAAGTTAAGCCAGTCATAGACTTGGCTTTCCTTCTTCCAGTCTAGTGTTGCAAGATCAGCCCCGATACCCGCCCCCAAGGCGCTCCACAAGGCTTGGTGCATCCTCTGGTGGGTAAGCAACCATACCTCCTGGTCCTCCATGCGCTGGATCGGGTACTCGCTGATCCCGGCCGAAATCGAGATGGTCGTGGTCTGGATCGCTCCGTTGAAAATCTGGTGCTCGGCGTAGTGCTCAAGCAACCAGCGCTGCTTACCGGCTTCATCGCCCACTACGAAATTAGAGACAGCGGAGAAGGCCATCATTGAGTCCCGTAAGCTACGAAGTCAACCACGTCTGCATCAATCGGCGCCGTGCCATTAGTCGTGACAAGGCTGAAGGTAGATGTTGCTCTTGCAATGGGCAGTCCCGTGTACCCTCCTGACGTGCAACTACCAACTACCGGATAGGCGGTGGTTGTCATTGGCGTGGTGAAGCTAATTGAATATGTGCCGGTTCCTTCTCTCGCAATCGTGGAGACATTATAAGAACCATTGGCCGTGATGGTGCCAGTAGAAGTTCCAACCCATGTTGCCCATGCTTTAGCAACTCCTGGGTGGTTCTGCATTTGAGCAGGAGAAACGAACGTACCTACAGTGGTTGCGGTCTTCATTGCCGCTTGTGTGGCTGGCGCAGGCGGAGTGATGAAGATGAAACGGGTTCCATCATAGATACCCTTACCAACTGAACCCGTAAGCCCTTGTCCTGCCAGCATGGCGCTGCCATCGGAATTGACCACGTTTTTGGCGCCCGGGCCGGCATCAATGGTGATAGCCCCTGCAACAGTAGCCGGCCATGTCCAACTCAGTTCGAGGCCAGCCGTGTATCCAGCGATGGCTGGAGTACAAGTGATCGTAACGCTAGCGGTATCTCCGCCGGATGAGCCATAGTTGTAGCGGTTAGTTGGATTGTTCAGGTACGTAACAAGATCAGCATAGTTAGCATCGAGCAGCGACAGCAGTAGCGGCCCGGTCTGCCCCCCGAATGTGTTAGTAACTGATGCCGTTCCACTCATGGCTCACCAAGAGGCTCTGGGCTCATACTCAGCCAAGATGCCATTGATAATGACTTGTGGGTTGTTGCAGGTAATTGAGAATCCGAGATATTTCCCAACCACATCCGCGTAGTTGATCGAACGGGTGAACCCAGTAGTAATCCATTGCACAGTTTGCGTAGAACTATTAAGCCACGTCACCGTTGCCTGCGCCGTGTTGATCCAGCGCACGTAGTTAAGACTCGAAGCATTGACGTAGTTGTTAGCGCCCTCGGTCTGTATTTGTACCGTCAGAGTCGTGAGGGAAGGGGCCGTGAACTCGACTCCGATACGGTTGAACTGCTTGTCGAAAATGGCGCTTTCAAGCGGCATCAACGCCGTGGTCATCGTCGTGGCGATTGTGGAAGTCGTGTCCTGATAAAGCTTGCGAACGTCGGTGCCTGAAGTTGCGTACATGAAAAGTTGCCCACTGATCTGCGCTGGGGCAGTGAAAGTCAGGGCAGTTCCTTGCGAGGTGAAGAACCACTTTCCCCCGAAATACACAGCTTGAATAGTTCTGGTTGCAGAAGCACCGTCATAAGTGAACGTAACAACGTAGCAAAGAATGTTGTAGATCGTGCAAAGACCAGCGCTTACAGGCTGTGTGAAATCTATGTCCGGGAAAACTCCATCCAAAGCCTGCGAAATCTTCTGAACGCTCGCCCCGAACACGGCATACACCCCGTACTTGTTCATAAACAGGATCGCCCTTTCCATAGAGGTGATGCTGTTCGGTAGCGTAGTTCCAGTTGTAGACGACAAATTAGTGAAGCTGTAGGTGGTAATCGATCCGGTGACTTTCAGATCCCCAATAATGAAGATCGAGGAGTCCGCGAAGATATACAGGTAGTTGTCCAGCGCCTTGAGACCATAAACTTTCTGGCGCAGGAACCCTTCCGTGATCGTCTGACTACCGGCCGCATCGGCTGTGTCCGTATCGACCCAGTTGTTAGGAGCCGTATAGCTCAACACGCGCCCATTGGCTATCCATACACGTCCGGAGTAGACAGCAATTGCGCTCCCGACTTGCCCATTTGGCATGATCCAGGCGCTTGCAGTCGTTCCGCTTCCGCCCCCGCCACTGAAACCAACCGTGGGCGATGCTGTGTAGCTGTCACCATAGGTAACGAGCGTGATCGAGCTGACAGCACTATCTACCAGAGTTGCTGTGGCGCTAGCGGTCGTTCCTGTCGTTCCACCTGTAAGAGTAACTGTGGGTGTACTGGTGTATCCGCTTCCGCCTATAGACACAGAGATGGTCGCCAGATTCCCGGGCGATAAGAACGTCGTGCCGTCCCAAGAAAAGAACCCATTGGTAGGATCGACGATTACTGCGCGCTCTGACTTCCATTGATCGATAGAAGGACTAACGAAAGTAGTACCAGCAGCGACAGTCGTGACAGTGCCGCCTGAAAGGTTTACAGCTTCCGCTCCTCCGGCCGCCGTGAAACAGAACATGTAGTCGGTGGAACCGATGGTGATCTGGTGCATCGATGAGATGCTTCCAGAAAGCGTAGCAGTGGCGGTATCTGGTGCGGGAACAGACGGGGCGTATGAATCGCCTATGGGCATGAAGTTCTCAAGCCACGAGAACTCATCTTCCTTGAGCGCAGTTCTGGATGGCTGGGTGTTGACCGAGCCAAATTTCTTCAGAGCGAAGTATTCGTGCTTTTCCTCGCCGGGTGGCCGTCTGCGCGTTGCCATATCATCCGTATGCGTTAGGGATTCTGCGCTGGTATTTGTTGCTCGTACCCCTGCGCATCAGTTCATCGTAGATCGCAAGGAACCGACTTGATTCGTCGAACTCCTGCTGCTTGTACTTCGCCAGATACGCCGCGTAATACTGAACGCAGTCCGTGTAGGGATATCTAAGTTGCTCAACCGTAGAATCGTCCACCAACGCAGTCGGTTGTCCCGTGCAATCGATGTCGCACTGATAAGAAGCCGATGGAATCTGGAAGATGTAGAAGTAATCCGATCCATCCGTCGTCGAGGGAGGACCTTTTGACCACAGTGCAGGTTGGCCGGTGATATTTCTGTAGTAGCGGGCCTTGGCCTGAAATTCCGTGAAATAGGTATAGCCGAGCGTGATCCAGCTATTACCCCAGTTGACCGTTATTCCTAAGATGTCGGTCGCGGTCAGAATCGAAGCCGTGATGGTGGCCGTGGCAGTCGCCCCGCCTCCCGTGACAGTCACCGTAGGAGCTGCGGTGAAGCCTGTTCCGTTGGCCGTGATGGTGGCGCCCGACACGGTTCCGGAGGAAATGGAGGCCGTCGCGGTAACGCTTGACCCTCCACCGCCAGAGAAGGAAAGCGTGGGGGCCGAGGTATAGCCCCCCCCCGCAGAGGCTACCGTGAGAGCTGCAACCGCGCCGCTAAACGGGTAGGACTCTTGCCCGAGAGACAGGTAAAAGTTGGCAAGCGTTCTGACGCTACCGGAATCCAGAGCGATCCTGTTACGCGCCTGGTTGATGTCGTCCAGAAGCTCCGAATCGGACCAGTAGTTCGCGTTCGCATCATGGAGCAGCCGCCTTACCTGATTGGTGTAGGCCGTGAGCGCCAAGGTTCACCCCCGCGCTACGCAGCCTCGCGCACCGCTCCGGTAGGCTCCACATTGCCAACAGGCTTTATCACGATATTCGACCACATCCTGTCTCCGTCTTTGTGATTCGCAATGCCCATGCGCATCTTTTTCTTGAACCGTTCCTTGGGCGGCAGGCCATAGCCGAAGATATGTTCCGCAGCCTCCTGTGGAACCGTCACCGTCTCGCCCGGAGGGAAAGTGTAGGTATTGCCCCCGAACTTATCGACCACCTTCCACAGGTTGTTCCGGTTTGTTACCTTGACGAGCATCAGAACGGGATCAGTGTGACGCTTACTGAGGTCGTGGTGTTGACGAGCACGAACGATTGGTTGTCGTTCACGAAGAACCCGCCCCCAGCACCGCCGCCAGTGATGGCATAAGTTCCCGTCACCCCGTTGGAGGTGGAAACAGCCTTGAGCGAAGCGCCTGCCGCAAGCCCGGAAATGAAATGATTGCCGGTCACATATGCCGTCCCCGTAAGGGTGACAGTCGAGGTTGAATCCAGCGCAACCGTACTCGGAGTGCCAAAGGCGCTTCCGATTCCGAAACCGGGAACGAGGGTTTTATTGACGGACATGGTTTTCTCCTAGATGTTGACGTAGCCGGTCATGCCCGTAAGCTGCGACTGGCATTTCGGTTTGGTACACACCATCTCCAGGACGCAGACCATCGCCGCAATCGAGCCGAGCTGAAAGTTCGGCAGCGTGCTCTCGAAGCCGGTGAAGGCGAATGCACCCATCTTGTGCAGATACAGCGCGAGGTAGCGGGTGTTGAGGAAGTACACCGTTCCTTCCGGACAGTACGGATCTGCGTACAACGGAACGCCTGCCACTTCCAGCGCCCTGAAATGCGCCGAGGCCTGAGCGTTCTTGCCCGGAGAGTTTCCTACCGTGTAGTTGTAGCGCTCCTGATCGGTGAAATCCGTCGCAAACGATGTCCAGGTGCCGAACCCGCACACCGCGAAGGTCGGCGCCTCGCCCGTGGCCTTCACAAGCTGATTGATGTAGGTCAGCAGGAAGTCCCGAGTGAACATGCCACCGCCAATGGAGCCCGTATACTGAGCCTTCCACCATGTGTAGGTGGAACGTGACAGACCGCCATAGCTAGTGACGTTGGTCGAATCGTCCACCGCTGCCGGCAGACCGAGCAGTTGCTGGCTCGCGTTCGCCGCATAGGAAGTCAGGCCCGTGTTGTTGTACAAGGCCGTAGCGAGCGTATCGATGGCTTGGTAGGTTGCGTCGTTCATGCGCGCATCGATTATCGGAACTACCGAGTGATCCACCTGAATGAAGCCTTCCATGCCCAGGAACGGGATCGGCGTGACCAGCAGCTTTAGGTCGAATTGCGCGTTGTATGCGCCTTGCGTAACCGTTGGTTGGGAAAACGACCCGGAGAAGTCAGACCAACTCGAAGTTACGTAGCTCTGTCCCTGTACCGGGACGGTCACACTGGAAACGCCACCCCCGGCCATCTGGGCGTTGGCGAGCAGCGCGGAGATGAGCGGCGATGACTTGTAAATCTGAACGATCATCCTCGGGATGAATGCCCTGCGCGTGAGATAGGAGAGTTCATCCCCGATATTTCCGCTCGGGACGATGCCCGAACCCAGAACGGGATTGAGGGTGGGAGAGGTCATGACTTATCCTTTTGCGGGTGGGTGGTTAGAAGCTTCTGGAGCTGTTCTTTCGCATCTCATCGATCATCTGATGCGCGGTGGAATTGCTCCATTTCTGCTCGTTCTCCATCAGTCCCTCACCCGATGGCATGTCGAAAGGCCCGAACTGACGACCCGGATCATATGTCGAACCTCCGACAGGCTCGATCTGCTGCCGGAAAAGCTGAGCGCCCCACTTGTAATCGGCGGGTAACTCGCCCTTTTCCATCATGGATTCCATCTGCTTGACCTGTTCTTCGCTCAGGCCATCGGTGTATTCGGCCTTTTGCTTCGCCATGCGCTCCTGGAAGCGCTCGTCGTCGATTTTCTTTTGCCATTCGTCGCGCTGTTTCTTGTCCTCCGCAAGACGCGCCTCGATTGCGCTCTCGGTATCGATTTCCGGGATCGGCGCGTCCGGGAAAGCCTCCTTGTGCAGCTTGAGAAAGGACTTACGGGTTTTGGGATTAGAGGCGAGCGTTGCCGACAGAGCGGCAAATTCGTTTCTCGTTTCCTCGTTCATGTTGGAAAGATCGATTGCCATCACTTGCCTCCTTTGGGCTTCTGAGTGGAATACTCTTGATCTGAGTTCTTCCACATGGGCGTTGCCTGCGTGTTGCAGAACTGCCCTTCATCCTTTTCGTAGTAGGGCATCTCCCCCCAAGGAGATTCCTTCCCAAGGGGACTTGGTTTACTCGTTTTCGGATCGAAAAGCGTGGAACTTGCCATCAGACCTTGCCACCCTTGGCGGTTGGCGATCTCTGAACGACGCCGATGTTCTTCGCAGCGGTCTTGGACGATCCGGTAAAACCGCTGGTTTCTGGATAGGCAGGCGGGTTAACGAACTGGCCGCGCTCTTCGGCTTTCTTGCCGAGGCCGGAAGACGAGACGTTGGGCTTGAACAAGCTGGATGCCATGAGATTGCTCCTATTGGGCCGGGGGTTGTGCGCCCGCTTGCGGGGATTGCTGCTGACCCTGGGCGAGCATTTGCTGCAATGCTGAAGGTTTGGCGGCTTGCGCCATCTGGATAATCTGGGCAGGGACGAGTTCTGCTGAACTCTGCCGGTTGAAATGACGCGCAAGATTTGAAAGCGCTGCTAGGACTGATTTGCCTTCTGGCGTTGTGGTGCCAAGTTGCGGCAGCGCTTGTTCAAGGATCTGCATCGCAGATTCAACTTGAACCATGCCCATTTGCTGATTGCCCTCGTTCGGCGTTGGCTGCGCCATTGGGGCGGCCTGCGGGCCAGAAGGGGGAGGAGGGACCGCCTGCCCCGCAGGACCGCCGCTTCCAATCATCATCGCCGGATCGGGCATAAGTTAGTGCTCACTCACCTTAGCGGATTGCTTCTACGCTCGCTCCAAAAGGATGTCAAGAGGCGATAAAAAAGGGCGCAGGTGAATACGCCCAAAGTGGACAGCCATGAATATGCTGAACCTACTTCATCTTTCTTCCCTTGCGGCAGCGTCGCGCCATAATTGCCTCCTATGCAGGAGTGTCCAGGGAACCGCCCCGTGCGGGTTCTCGCCGCATCATGCCGCGCGCGGTTGTGGTTTCTTGCCGCCCGTGACAAGTCCTAATGCCATCTGCTGCTGTTCCTGCAACGCCTTCTCAGACGCCATTTTCTCATAATTCTGAACAAGTTCCTCTGTCCTCGGTGGTTTTGTACCACGGATGAGATCTGCAGGAGACAGTGCGCCAGCCTTGTTGAGGCCAAACAGAAGCTGAACGTGATCGTCCACGAATACTGGACTCGCGGAATGCGCATCCACATGCACCTGATACTCGTCAGTAAACTGGCGGGCAAAAAACGGGTTTCCATCCTGCAATTTGAATTGATGTGGGTCTTTCGCCTTCATCAGCATGACAATCACATCCCCGATTTCCTCAAGCGTGCGCTCAACCGACAAGGCTCGTTTCTTGATCCTGGCAGAGCCAAGCCTGGCTAGGATATCGGCTTGGCCCTTGGTGCGCACACCAGACTCACCTTTTCCTTGAAGAACATCCGAAAGCCCAGACTCGTCATTGAACATGTCCGCGATATTGCGAATGTCCACCCACATGTCATTCGGCAGGTCTGGAGCGAGAATATCGACCTTCGCATTTGGCGTGGGGTCCGACATCCAGGCGCCCGGATTGTCCATCGCCCCGAATTTCTCGTCAGAAATACCGCCCCAGCCGGAGAACGCCTTTGGAGGCCGCGCCTGCTTGGTGAGGATGGTCTTTATTTCTCTCAAGCGCGTAGTCATCCAGTCTTGCAGCTTGAGCAGCATCGTGATTTCTGACCAACCGAAGAAATAGTCGTACAGCCGGTTAGGGCAGATATGGATAAACGGGTGCTCACCCTTGATTCCAAACAGATTTCCTATCTTTTCGCGGCCGTATATAACAACACCTGGAGCAGCCAGCGTGATAGTGCGGTAGTCCTCTTTTTTATCGTCCCACACCCACAATTCGTACATCTCCACCAAGTCTTCGTTGGTTCGAGGCTTGTATTGAAGCTGCCCGAGCAGATCGGGGACATTCACCAGCCCTCTGGTGGTGGTCGATGTCATATCTACCGTGCCAGCAACGATAAGCCTGTTGATGGCCTCTGGAAAAGCGTCCTCGTCCTGAACGGGAGCGGCCTGTACGCGACGCATGATGTCGGCGGCATTAGGAAGCCCCATGATCCTGCGCTGCAATTCATCCCTTGATATTGTGTAGGCGTGGGTGAAGGCTTCCTGACGCTCAAGAAGCGGCACATCCTCTCGGAGAACTCCGAAGTTGTGCGGCTCGATCATGTAGGGCTCAATACCACCCTCCCAGTTAAGCTTGAGGAAGGTTGAATTAAACACCAAAGCCCATGTCAGGGCTTCAGCGAACATATCTGCAACGCCCTGATCGTGGAATAGCGTGTTGGTGCGTCCAGAGATGAGGCGGGCTTGCTGGAACACCAAATCAGGCTTGTTCTGCACTCCGATGTCATATTCTACTGTAGATTGCGAATACAGGAACGAAGTCAGCAGGTCTATATGAGGAAAGATCTTGTTGAACGGAGCCTGATCGCCTTCCTGCGAGCCGAAAAGGAAGTAATGCTTGAGTCCGGAATAGGCTCCGATACGCTCCCGGCGCGTTGACATGCAGCGAGAAACCAGATCGGAAGCGAAGCTATCCAGATCCTTTTCCGGTGGAATGATCATCTACGCCTCGCTTCAGGCGTCTTGGTCCACGTCCTTGGATTGCCTGCCTGTCGAATGGCTGGAGCAACAGCGGAAAAGTTATCGCCGGCCTCTCCCAATCCAGCAAGAGTTTGCATGATTTTCTGATCACCGAAGTTCTTTCCAGTATCTGGATTGCCCTTTACGGGCTGTCCGTACTTGTTTGTCATGTTCGACATGCCGAAGTCAGAGGCAAGTTCCTTGGCGATTGTGTCGGCCCTCGAAGTCTTATCGGAACGTATGTTCGGCGCGGTCAGAAAGACGCGCTCTGATTCAGGAGCAGTACAGCTCGGGCATTCCGGGTCTTCGTCAAAGGACTCGAAAGTTGTGCTGCAGTCCCTACAGCGAAATTCCCGGATGATGGGCAAAGGTTAGTACTCGCTCACGTTTCCAGATGGCTTATACGTCTACGATCATGAGCCTGTCAAGAGCCGCTTGCTCTGCCCACTCTCTTGGATCTTCACAGCTTTCATAGACGAATTTGGTAATCGGCCTGATGATGTCCTGATACCTTCCTGTAAACACCATCGCGTCCTGAACGCGAAACAGCTTGCCTTCGTTCCACGTCACGAACCTGCCGATGAAGTTCACCTTGTTGCCGACGAACACAGATGGAGGCAGCACCGCTCCTGCCCAGTACACACGGATGTTGGATGAGCGGGTGGCAATAAGGCTAAACGTGCCTTCTTTGGACCACTGCACCCTTCCCCTTGCGATGATCAGGCTTTCGGTAATCAAGGAGCTTCCCGTCCCAGGCATAAAACGAGGCTTTGCAGCGCCAATACGTCTTGCCGTCCGGGAAGATTGCGGTTTTTCCTGTTTCCTTTTCGATTTTTTCACGCAGTAACCTCTTTGCCCTCCACCCCATTGCGATGTACAGACGCTTCTGGCGCTCAACGGGCATGATATAGACATCACGCATCGGGATATTTCGTACTTCAAGGAATTTCGCCATTTCACGAGACAGGCGCTCTATGTCAGACAGGAGTTTTGATTCCCTGTCGTGAACGTGCAACTTCTTGGCGTCGAGATAGGCATCCAGCCTTCTCTGGACGGTTTCAGATGCTTCCAGACGCATCGCATCCATGATCTGCTGCGGGTTGCAGCGCGCATCGTCGGATATCTTCTTCAGCGGCAATCGCACCGTGAAACGAAGCCTTATCAATTCCATCTTGATGGCAGATGCGCTACGCAATTCCGCTCCTCTTTAGATACTGAAATACCGCGTTCTGCATTGCAGGCACGGTCCCAAGGTTAGTCTCGGCCCTGCGCTGCACGTTCGAGTAGGTGAGCTTTTGGGTCATGAGGTTGGACTTTAGGCCTTGCAGCCAGATCCAATGCGCGAGCGCGCCTGCAATCACACGGTCATCTTTCGCTCTGCCCGCCGCTCCGATCACTCCCTTGTCGTTGACCACGTTTTTCATCTCGATGAGCAATTCGGACGACTTGAGCATCATCCGTCCGACCTCGAACGAGTCCTTGAAGGAATTGAGCAGATACATTTTATTTTCCTGGCTCATCTTCCAGTGAGTTGAACGCCCAACGCCTCCTGCCATTTGCATGTCTGGACGCATCCACATGTAATGGCGCATACAGCCCATCACATCTAGCAGGCTTCCTCGTCCCGAAGGAATCTGTGCCGCAGCACGCTGCAGGTTCATCAATTCGGTTTGGACCGCCCCTCCAGGTCCAGTGATTTCAAGATTGAGGTGTACATTTCTGTACGCTCCGCCGAGGTGGGCGAGTATCCAGGCGAACTGGTACGTCGTGATGTCTGGCGAACAATACTCTGCAACCTGAACAAGGCGGTCGGCGTAGCATCGAAAAAGAAGGATGGCGAAACGGTCGGCCCATTCAGAAGAACCATAGGCCGGGTCCGCACCCATGACATATATGCCCTCCGGGCGAGGTTCTTCCCAAACTTTAAGCTCCGCGTTTTGCGCGTTTGTCCGGTGAATCTGAGTAAATTGGAACTCAGAGCCCGTAACGTACCTGTATGAATCATATTTCTCCTTTCTGCACCGAAGGTATGAAGTGGTCAGGTTCTCCGAAGTGAAGAATTCGCTCCCCGCAACGACGAAAGCCTCCTCCTCATCCCATGGGTATTCCTGTTTCATCCACATCTCGTCGCCGTTTTTTTTCTCGTTCAGATGCCAGCGATACCACGCTATCTGGCCCGGCGTTATGTCAACGCCATAGAACTGCTTGACCTTCCTTACACCCTCTTTTTCGTGCGACTTGAGGTGCGGGGCGGATTCCCAATAGACCTGATATTCCTTGTCATGCGGCTCGAAGGAGTAGTCCTCTTTTTGCCACCAGCCTATGAATATGAAACGCTGCGTGACGGCTCGCTTCGCTGTTTGGCACATGTCGTAAAACATATCAAAACCACGAGCGGTAGATTCAAAAACGTACAGCCGGTTAGGCGACTTCTCCGCCAAGGACGACTGTAAACTAGCGAGTCCTTCTTCATCAGCCCAGGAACTGCATTCAGTCGCATGCAGAAAGTTAAGGGCCTTGGCGCGACCAAGGTTTCCTCCTGATCTGATTCCTGCCACCATGTATTGCACGACGCTTCGGTTTCTGAACGAGAGCAGGTTGCGGTTGTGAATCTTCATCGGAGACTTCATATTCTTCGGCAACGAGTCCCAGTAACGGCTTAGCGTCTCCCTGAACATCTCCTTGTTCGAGTCCGTGTCGGTAATAACACCACCCTGAGTTCCTGGATACTTGGCGGACCAGAACAAATCTAGAGCTAGGCAGATCGTCGAGATGCCTTCTTGCCTGCCCTTCAAGATCACGAAGTGGCGCACGCCTTCTTCCAGACCTTTGGCAAGTTCTCTGATGAAGTGCCGCTGGCATCCGTTCGGAACGAGCGGGATGACGCCCTTTTCCTTTGAATCGATCTTGAGCGATGAGCAGAAAAGCTCGAATTGTTCCTGCCAAGTCATAGCTTCACCACCAGGGCCTGAGACGTATGCAGAACCGGCAACGCAAATTCTGGCTTGATAGCTAAAAACTCGTTCACGGCATCCTTGACGCCCTGGGTTGTCGGGCGAGCATAGTCGTCCAGAACGATAATCCCACCTCTAACCATTCTTGGATAGAAGAAATTGAGAGCATCGAGCGTTGAACGGTATAGATCAAGATCAAGATGAACAAAGGAAAAACTAAGCGCACCAAGCCATGCAAAGGAATGAGGAATGACTCCTGGGTGATACCTGATATTATCGTCGCGGCCAACGAAGTCCATCACCTCATCAAGAGAAGTCGTCGAAAAGTCTCCCCTCAGGTGCCAATCGTGTTCAGGATCTGGTTCTGGCATGCCGCTGAAGGTATCGAATAGATGCAGCTGTCGCCCTCCTTTCAGGATTTCTGCGATCAGCTTCGCGCTACCGCCTCGATCCACTCCGCACTCAGAGAAGTCTCCTTCCAGATTGGAACATTGACGGATGCACTGACATATCATCCACAAGCATTCAATCGGAAGCGCTGTTTTAGGATCGAGGAGGCCGGCCATTTCCATGAACCAGGGATCTTCGAGAAATCCGCAGTAGGTATGCCCACCATACTCCATTTTTGGGTACGAATAGCCAACGAGAACCGGGCGTTCTTCTGATTCCATCAAGCGGCTTGTGCCTCAGTTTGCTGAGATGCCATCTCCCGCAAGTCCTGCTCAATCCTGTTGAATACGCTATCCCAGTCGAATAGTTTTGGTTGACGGAATAGCTTGACGGAATCGTACCACGGCGTCGTCTCTCCTTTCATGCCCCAACGAAAATCGCACACATATGGCAGCATGAGCCAAGTAGGAATTCCAAGGAACCCTCCAAGGTGCGCAATAGCCGTGTCCACGGTAATGATGAGCTTCATCTTGCTAACTTCCTGAGCGGTTTCCAGCCAGTCACGGCAGTTATCGATCAGGTAGTAGATACGCTCGGGTTTGTTGGCAAAACGCCCCCACGCAAGGCAATAGAACTGCTCCTGCGGGAATTTGTCCATGAAAGGAATGAACCTGTCTATTGGAATCGTCCGAAGATGATCTGCCTTGTGCGTGGGAGAACCGAACCAGTTGATTCCTATTCCTCCTTGACCCGGAGAGTTTTTCGCAGGCTCCGTCAGGTACTCGTTCGGAAAAAGGTGCGGAAAGCTCATCACACATACGTGGTAGTCGAACTCGATAGGAGGCGGTGCGATGTTCGGGATGTAGTGAACTGCAGGATAGTAGTGCTCGATAAACTCGCGCATTCCGGGCTGGCAATAGGCGTAGATTTTCGAAGCCCCGAGCGCTTCTAGCTTTTTCGTGTACCGCAGAAACTGGATCGTGTCCCCAAATCCCTGCTCTGAACGAACAATGATGGACTTGCCGGTGAGATCTTGTCCCTGCCAGTATTTTTCTGGGTTCGGAAATGCGCCAACGACACCAGGAACTTCAAGTCTAGATTCCATCAGGGCCCAGCCTTCCTCCAGCCTTCCTCCAAGAACCAACATGATGGCAAGATGGTGGCGAAAGTTGGCATCCTGCGGCTTGAGAAGGCACGCTGCGCGAAAAAGCGGGATGGATTCGTCCACACGACCCTCCGAGACGATTGACACGGCCAGATCATGAACGATGTCTGCGTGATTCGGGATCGCCTCAAGAGCCTTGGAGTACCACTTCTGCGCTTCCTTGTAGTCAACCGTCAGGAAGGCGATATCTCCCATCATCTTGCACGACAACCCATCTTTTGGATTGGAACGCAATATGCCTTCGATGATTCTTCGGCACTCCTCGAAATTCTTTTGCCGCAGAAAAAGCATGGCGCGCATCTGTCGGGCTGACGCCGAATTGTGCTGAATGCCGTTGGTCAGGATGTCCATGAGGACTTTTTCCACGTCCCCGGTGGCAAGCACTTCCGACAAACGAGGCTCGCTGATTGTGATGTAAGAAGTTGTATCCTCCATCGGAGCTAACATTTTTTTGATCTTGGCTTCTCCCACTATTTCCTCTCCCATAGCAAATAGTATTCGTCGTCCAACTTGAAATAGATAGCGGACAATTTGAGTAAGTGCCCGATAGACGGCAACATGGACAATTCCAAGTCCGGCACCTCCCGATAGACTTTCATCTCAGGGTCGAACGAAATCTGCATTACAAACCTCCAGGAGCAATCCCCAACTCGTGCAGATTCTTTCTTTCGATCAGCCAGCCATGCGCCTGATTGAGCACCATCTGCAAGATGGCGTTCTTGTCGTTCTGGTGCGCCATCGGATACAACTCCGACGACTCGACGAGAATCGAGAAGTACAGATCGAGCAGTTGAAAGCGGTTCAATTCGTTGATGCGGGCGATCTGATCTTTATCGCCTGCCTGTTCGGCTGCACGCATCTTTCCCTGAAAGCCCATGTTCTCAAGGTCGCTATGAGTGACATGGACGTGGTGAGGCTCTGCCACGACATAGAATCCTTCTCCTATGGCAGAGAGAAATCCGTAGTAAACGTCAGGCGTTACATCTCCCGCGCTTCCCACCTTGAGCAGCCATTCTCGGTTGAAGCCTGCGATGGTAGAGCCATAGGCCATCTTAAATAACCCGTCTCCTGCGCCGACATACCCTGATTGCGTCGGATATCCGCTTATCATCTGCGGATTATGGCCCTTGCCGGGTTCAGCGAAAAACATGGTGGTCGATACATTGACGCAAGGATGCTCGGCTACGGCCTGCATGCAGGCGGCAACACGCCCTGAAAGCGAATAATCATCGGCGGAGGACTGGAAGATCCACTCTGCATCAGTTTGCTCGGCAAGCCACATGACATGATCGTTGGCCGCGCGCATTCCGTACTTGCCCTCGATGGGACAGCGCACCACTTCGATTTTGTGATGAGATTCCTTTCCTTCTCCGAGATTTGATTTGTAAGTCTCTACTTCCGTTTGCATGACCTCGAAGGTTGAGTCAGTGGAATACTGGTCCGAGAGAATGATGTGACAGGGATAAGTCTGCGAGAGCGCACCACGGACGGCCTGCGCCACCCATTTCTCCTTGTTCCTCGCATTGATGACAAAGGCTGCTTTCATTTTGACTCCAACATAAGTTTTTTCGCCGCTTCCAGATACAGACCTTCTGGCAATTGATCTTCAAGAGGACGATCAAGATCAACTATCACTGGCTCAAGGGGGACTGGAAGATCAAGAATTGCATAGTTCCCACTTCCATTTGTATTTACGGTTCCAAGATGCGCCATCAGATGAACTCGGAATGATGCGGGACCGGCGCAATGGGAAACGTCACTTTGCCCTCCTTGTATTTGAACAGCCAATCGTTGGTCAGGTGCTGCAGACAATTGAGCCTGCAACGTTCCTGCGGGTTGAAATCGTCGCTGCCGAGATACTGGATGATGTCCCAGTATCGTTCCGAATTGAACATGTCTTTGAAACGCCCAGTGGTGATGTTGCCGATATGAAACGCCCGATACTTCTCGTTGAATAGCGGCCCGCAAGGCGCAACCAGTCCGTTGCCTGAGACTTGCATGATGAATGGCGTACCGTAACACTTGGAATACTCGCGCTTACCCTCGTTGCCGATCCTCGCCCATTTGACCACCACACGAAAATCATCCGTTGACAGAGACTCGCATTCCTTAAACGTCTCGTACAGATCGGCATAGTCCTTGTAGTTGACCTTCACGAAACCGTCATCGTCAGGCGCGCAATGTTTGATAATGGCATAGTGAACGCCGATTTCCTTGGCGAGCCTTGCAAACGGCAGCAACTGATCCGAGTCTCTCGGTTCGCTGACAAGGTTCATGTTGACGTTGCAATCGAGCCCGTCGCGCCGGATGATCTCCATCGCATCGATAATGTTCTGGCGTACTTTGTCGAATATGGGCTGCTTCACGCCCATGATCTCGGCGTAGCGTTTTTTCTCTCCGGCCGAGAAGTTGAAGCGGCAATAGGTCAGGTGCGGAAGGATGCGCTCAAGCACGTCCCTGGTGAGCAGGATGCCGTTCGAGCCTACGCCCATCTTGATGCCGAGCTTGGCCCCGTATTCGATGGATTCTGCGTAGAACGGAACCATCGTCGATTCTCCGTCCGAGATGAGCGAGATTCCCTTGACGCCGATCTGTGCTGCATCCTCCAGGAACTGTAACGCGATCTCGCGCGTGATCTCGCCGCCTTCTGAGGATTGGGATTGCGCGGCGCAGAAGTGGCACGCGGCCTGGCATTTGCGCGTCCATGCCACATCCATCGTGATTGGCGCGATCTTCTCGCCTCGCTCCCAGGCCAGAACACGATCCTTCCACCAGCCGATCTTGCTGTGATCGAGCAGCAATTCCTTGACCGGAGTAGGCTCGCCTGTAATGACGTGGTGCATGAAATCTTCGTTCATAGTTTGTTCCTCTGATCTTCTGTCATCATGATTCGCAGCTTTGAGTCGTCGCCCTTCAATTCCTTGAACACGCGACAATCAAGCCCAGTCAATCTGCGCAAGGTACGCTCCATATCCAAAAGCGCAACACCCTGCGCGTCATGGGCGATCCCCTTGGGGAACTTGACGGTGATTCTCAGGACTTCTTTTTCGCTCATCGGTAGATGTCAGCAAGGCGTTTGTCGATAGCCACTTTCCCTCCGTAGGTACGCAAGGGCGTCAGATAGTCGTTTCCGATCAGGCGAAGGATCTGGTTCATAGGTCCGACTGAGATCGTGCGATATCCCAGCGCTCGTTCCTGGCTAGAAAATGAAGTCTCTGTCGATGTATAGCGGGAGGTGATCGAGATGCGAATATTGCGCGCAGAATGACCGACCGTGGAATGAACGAGCAGCGGATGCCACAACAGCCAGTCTCCCGCCTTGATGCCAGAGAGATTGACGCGCTTGAATTTAACAGCGGCTTTTCTATCCAAGGCGCGGTTCCTGACTGGAAGCATTCCTTGCAGGTGCGACCCAGGACATACGGCGATGCCGTTGTACTGATCGCAATCGGTGAGAAACACCTTGGCGAATATCGTATTGACCGAAGTTCCCGTCCAGGCGTCGGTATGGTCGCCTTTCAGGAGCACGGGATTCTTGTCCTTTGGCGCGTTCACCCACAGCGCATCGTAGTTGAAGATGCAGATATCGGGACCGAGGAATTGGCGCATCACGTTGATTGCCTGCTGGCTCTCGACGATTCTTTTGAAAGCGGGCTGTCCTTGCAAATCGTTCATGATGCGAACCGATGCAGCGTGGATATCTTTCTTGTTTCTGATCTTGTCTTTGACGATTTGCCAGCATTCCATCACATCCATCATCGAAAAGATGTTCCGATACACCACACAGCCATCGCGCACGAAATCCTGTACTGGATTGTCATGAATCCTTAAAACTTTCATATCTCCTCCAGCGGCGGCACGATCATCTGCTTTTTGAACTCGTGCCTTGGCAGGAACGGGTACATGTCCTCAAGAGGGCGCGAGGTCACGGAGCCATCAGGAAGTTTCACGCTAGATACCCTCGGAATGAGCGGCTGCAGCGGGTCCATCTTGATAACGTTGATTTTCACGCCATAGGCGTCTGCCAGCAACTTCCAGTCAGGGAAAGCGAGGCCGCTTTGCCTATCCGCCCCGACGAAGCGCCCGAAATGATTGGCCTGCGTATGCTTCATGGTGAGATACCCGCCGTTGTCCAGCAAATGGATGGTGATCGGCAATTTTCCGACCGCAACAGTGGCGAGTTCCTGCACGTTGAACTGCATCGCACCGTCCCCGACGATGCACACGACAGGCTCGCCGGTTGCGTAGTGCGCGCCGATGGCGCCGGGCAATCCGTATCCCATCGGGGCGTGACCGGATGCGGTGATCCATCGTTGTCCGAACTTCATCTTCGCGGCCTGGAAAGTGCAAGTGAAAGACGTTCCCATGTCCGTCACGACGATAGCGTTCATCGCCATGCATTCCGAGAGCCCCTGGATGAAACCATAGGAGCCGTGGGTGGTCATGGGGTACTTGCGCTTCCACTTTAGGCACTTCATGAGCCAATCTGAGTGATTGACGAAGGAAAGCGGCTTATTGAGCGCCTTGATAAATTCCTTGGCGTCCGCACGGATACCGATATGAACTCGAAGGTCTGTTTTCGAGAGCACCGCATGATCCACGTCAACCATGACGATCTTTGCGCCTCGGGCGAACTGATCCGGGTTGTATCCTGCCTGTCCGATGGACAATCTGCACCCGATAACGATCAGCAGGTCTGCGTTTTGCACCGCAAGGTTCGACGGGCGGTCCCCGAAGATACCGAAGTGCCCTATGTGATGAGGATCGTCAGCCATCACGTCGCCAGCTGTCCAGGAAGTCAGAACGGGGATTTGAAGATTGCTTGCCAGTGCCCTTGCATCGCTTTCTGCGTGCGATAGATGGATTCCGTTGCCTAAAACAAGGCATGGGCGTTTCGATGACATCAAAAGCCCTCGAACGCGATGAATCTCTGACGATAAGCTGCGTTTTGCAATGCGCGGCGGCACAAACGGCTTCAGTTTGTCCCAATCGACGCGTTTTGACTGAAGATCGAGCGGGATATCGATCCAAACAGGCCCAGAACGACCTTCATGGGCGAACCAGGCGGCTTCTTCGAGAACATAGCGGATGTCCTCGGCACGAGTGAGCGTCACGGCGTACTTGGTGATCGGTTCTACGATGGAAACGATGTCGGTTTCCTGTATTCCGCGCTGTCTGAGGCCTGTTCCTTGCATGAATTGGCTCGTTGTTACTTGTCCCGAGATATAGACCACGGGAATCGAGTCCACCCACGAGCAGGCAAGCCCCGTAATGGCGTTAGTGCCTCCAGGGCCTGTGGTGACAAGGCACGCTCCGATCCCTTTCAAGCGGGAGTAGGCATCGGCTGCGAAGCTCGCGGCCTGTTCGTGGTGCATGGGCACGAAAAGCTTGCGAAACGAGTCGTTCAGATGCATGGACCCTCCCCCTACCACGCCAAAGACGTGATCCACGCCAAGATTCTCGATGAATTTCGCTACGCAGTCGGAAACGCGCTCTTTTTTCTCCCGATAGATACCCAAAATCTCATCTCCTACGTTCACCATGAGATCGGGTACTGGACCGCCCAGCACGACCTCCAACTGGAATCGATATCCCATCGCGCTTTGGCTTTTGTGCGAGAGGCCAAGAAGTTCTCCTTTGTAGGCGATGACATCAGATTCGATTGGCTTGCCGGCGCGTCCATAGGCATCGGCTTCGCGCACGAGATCTGACTTGTTGCTGGGTTCCTCGATTTCCATCAGGAAGGCGCCGTTCTCGGAGGCGGTTTCAAAATCCCATGTAACGGCTGTCTGATGAAAAGCTCCTTTCGGAATCTCAACGGACTCTAGTTCCTTCATGACTTTGCCGTTAAAGGAGACTTCTCCTTCGAGCACGATCAACTGCGTTCGCTTGTTGGGATGACAATGGCGGGAGGTCTTTCGTCCTCTGGCGATATGCAGTACCCACACGGCCGCTGAGCCGCTATCGTAGGCGCAGTATTCGTAGCCCCAGGGCTTCGGGACCAGGCTAGACGACGACGGGAGATTCGTGCCAGTCATGCTGCTTGTTGACCGCGTGGATTACGGCCTTCATGAAAGCGCCATTATTGCGATAGTGATCCGCCGTAATGAGGTTTGCGTCTGTCACTACGGATTGAGCAACGTAGGTCGCGCCTGCATTCTTGAGATCGTCCTTGATAGAGGCGTAGCCCGTGCAGATACGGTTCTTCACGATGCCGGCAGAGATCATGACCCAGGGGCCGTGGCAGATAGCCGCTATCACTTTTCCTGCCTTGAAGGCGTCTCGTACCAGATCGAGTACATCCGGTTTCATGCGAAGCCTGTCTGGGCATTCGTAGCCGCCTGGAATGATAATGGCATCGAGCACGCCAGTTTGCACACCAAGCGTTGGACGTGCTGGAATGCCATATTTTCCCTTGCACTCTGGCCCGAGGACAGTGACTTGCCAGCCTTCTTCGAGCATCCGGTAATAGGGATAGATGAACTCCTCGTCCTGGAATCCATTTTCAACCAGAATGATGGCGCGTGTCATTTTCCATTCACCAATGAATGAAGGAGCGTGAGATGGGAGATTTCGACGAACCCGTAATCGTGCGATGGCACGTAGAACGAAGTCCAGCCTATCTTGCGAAGCGGATTTCTCGCATCAAACCCTGTCAGGGTAACAACTTTCACGCCTATTCTCTTGGCGGTTTCGGCTGCGTTGATGATATTTTCCGATCTCCCGGAACTTGAGATCGCCACCAGCATATCCCTGGCTGTTGCGTGATAGCCGATCTGGCGGGCGAAGACGTGTTCATAGCCGAAGTCGTTGGCTAAGCAGGTGAGCGCGGCGAGGTCGTTGTAGCACACGGCCTCCATGCCGCCGTTTTTCTGGTAGTCGATTGCCATGTGTGAGGCTATCGCAGCGGAGCCGCCGTTACCGATGAAGATGACCTTACCATCATCATCAGAGACCTTCTTCAGCATCCTGTGCATGAGCCCCCTGGCTCTGGAGAGCTGGATGTCGTTGCCTCCGCTTTGGACTTCCACGCCGCTCATCACGGCATGAAGCGCCTCGATGTACTTATCCATTCCTGATTCTCTCGACGATGGCGCTGGAGGAGTAGCCAGCTGTGGGGGAGAGAACGAGTTTCCCTCCGTAGGATTCGACAACCTTTCGTTCCATTCCAAGCGAGCCGTGCTTGTCGTTTGTGATGTAATCGGCGCCCTTGACGTACAAGGCGGGTTGCCACTTATGGATCATGGAAAGACCTGTTTTTTCGTGGCAGATATCGACCTGATCGACTTCTTTCAATCTTGACAGGAAGTAGGCTCGCTCATTGTGATTGAAAATAGGCCTTCCTTCGCCCTTATCGACGAAGGGATCTGCGGTAACGCTGACCACGAGAAAGTCGCCCTGATCCGCAGCCCATTCGATCATCCTGGCGTGTCCGACGTGAAGCAGATCGAATGTACCGTGGCAAAGAATGACTTTCATTTCAATACCACGGAGGTCCGCCGAAGACTTCTTCTTCGGATGCAACGGATGTACCGAAGCGAGCCACGACGATGCCTGCGGCCCGGTTTGCGAATCGAGCGCATTCAATGGCATCAAAACCCTTGAGATTAGCCACGGCGTAGGCAGCTATAGCAGTGTCGCCGGCCCCAGAGACGTCATAGATTTCCTTGGCAACGGCGGGGATCTGGGTGGTTGTGGGTCCATCATAGAGGGTCATTCCCTTATCAGCTCTGGTAAGAAGGATCGACCCGATGCCGCCTTCTTGCATCAGTCGTCTTGCTTTCTTCGAGAGTTCTTCTTCGGTTGACCATCCCCCGACAAGTTCTTTCATCTCATTGATGTTGGGCTTGATCATATCCGCATGTCTGTAGCGTTCGTAGTCATGACCCTTGGGATCGATGAATACGCGCTTACCAAGAGACTTTGCGATCTTGATGAGGGTCTTTACATTCTTGAGCGCGCCCTTGCCATAATCAGAGAACACCACCACGCTCGCCTCCCGGATGGCCTTCAGGTATGAGTCGTTCTCGTCGATGGATTCCTGCGGATGATCGAAATCGATCCTGACGACCTGTTGGTTGCGCCCGATAATGCGAAGCTTTACCACCATTTCTTCTGAGGGCGAGAAAATGCGCGAGCATGGAACACCCATCGCTTCTATGTTCGCAGCGACGTTCGCCGCTCCACCCCGTCTTTCCTCGGTCCTGTGAACGGCTACGACCGGAACAGGCGCTTCAGGCGAGATGCGAGAGACTTCTCCATGCCAGTAGCGATCCAGCATCGCATCGCCACACACGAGAATCTTCATTTCTTGGCCGACTCCCACAGCCTGCCTTCCTTGCCACAACCACTCTTACCCTTCGAGGCACGCTCGTTCCTGCAGTAGCAGATTCCAAAAACGATATCCCTCGTCGCCGCATCAGGGTGCTTGCACTTCGGCTGATGCTCGTTGTTCAACTGCATGTCTGTCATGGTGCGATCATTGACGAAATGCGCACACTCCTGACAGACCTTCATTTAACCGCCTCTTTCGTCCTCCTGAGTCCCCTTCGATATTCACGCATGTACTTGCGCATGAACTCCCTGCGGTTGCGGTAAACCTCCATCGCCTTCGTCATCTCAGCCATCACAGTCACAGTGACCGTAGGAGACGATCGTTCTTGTGCAGACTCAAATGACAATTCCGGCATAGCCATTCCACCTAACGTTCATTTACCTTGCCGATCATCTTCCTTTTCCTTCCACCTACATTTGAAATCAAGCCCAGTCCATCTCACACCGCACTTCAGGCAGAAACCACCACGTCTTGTGATCTCCATTACCGCATGAGGATTCCTGCAAGCACTCAAAACACTAGCATTCCTCACAATCCACTCAGCTTCACTCATTTCCTCTTCCATCCGTAAACCTTAGCACAAGGGAAAGAGGACGTAAACCTTATAGAGCAACTATTTTATGCGGGTGAGGGTGGTACCCCCGCAAGTTTGAAATCCATGTCCAATCGATTTCGGCCAACATCCATTCCGAAGTGAGCACTAACTTCCGCCAAGAACCATTTGACATAATGCATATATGCGATGATGCATTGCAGCAAAGCCTTAATATCCAGACCCTTAGACCATGCCAAACCCAACTCGGCATTTGTAACATGCCCAAAGCAGTGCAGCATGTTGTAAAAAAACAACACTATCCGAGCTGGCGAAAGGATGGCCTGGATCTGTACTGTGTTGAATATTATTGATATTGTTGTGGATGCGAGCGGTGGAAGGCATCACCTGTTGTTTTTCTGCAACATTTGTTGTTTTCAAGCAAAAGGCTGATTTGCTCTGCCTCTAGCCTGTGCTGGTGCGTTGCGGATGCTAGGCTTGGTGGTGATAGTCGTCAAGGGGTGCTGCAGGCTCTCGCTGGTCGCTTCGCCTGTTCAGGTGGTGTGTTGTGGTTAGCATTTAGACCCGAAGTTAGACAAAGGGCCCCCCTTACCCCCATTTAGATGGGTTATGTACTGGCCAGTGGATTGCGCGGTAGCTTGGTCTCGCGGCTTGAGCCTGCCTGGTCTGCACCGGGGCGCCGTTTGTATTGGTCGTTGCCCGGGCGTCTTCCCGCTTGTTCTGCAATCCTCTTTAGGGCTACTAACCTCAGTCGGCTTTAGATCCGCTTACAATTCAGGTAATGAACGATGTTGGCAA